TTCCCTTTTCCCTGATCAATGCAGGCCACAGGGCAGGCATCCATAACTGGCACACAGAATATTACACTCAACGCACAAGCAGATTTACGCTTTGGTGATAGTGATAGTAGCAACTGGGTAGCTTTCCAAGCACCTGCGACAGTAAGTAGTAATGTTACATGGACACTGCCTGATGCAGATGCAAGTGTAAGTGGATACGCATTAGTCAGTGATGGAAGTGGCGCACTAAGTTGGGCAGCAGCAGGTGCAACTATTTCGCAAGACAATAGTACCGATAGTGCTCACAATTTATATTATGCAACTGCTACAAGTGGTGCGCTGACCGCTGTGAAATATCATGGCACTACACTTACATTTAATCCTAGCACCGGTGTTTTAACAGCAACTAGTAGTGCTGCACAATACGCTGACTTGGCTGAAAAATATGTTGCCGATAATGATTATGTACCTGGTACAGTACTTGTGTTTGGTGGCGAACAAGAAGTTACACAAAGTACACAGCAAATGGATAGAGCAGTAGCAGGCATTGTAAGTACAAATCCAGCGTATCTAATGAACAATGAATGTGAAGCAGAGCATATTGCAGAAGTAGGCTTAATGGGCCGTGTACCATGTAAAGTAATTGGAGCAGTTAAAAAAGGTGACATGATGGTCACTAGTGAAATGCCTGGCTGTGCAAAAGCATGGCGCGAAGAAGGTGATCCTCCATATGGCAGTGTAATCGGTAAAGCATTAGAAAACAAAACTAACAGTCAACTTGGTGAAATAGAAGTAGTAGTAGGCAAAGTCTAATGCAAAAATTCTATACTGCTGACTACGATGGTGAAATGATAAGCACCGGAACAAGTTGGCGCCATAGAAAAAATCCTGAATACATGCATTGGGTCGAAAAATCTATTATAAACGATCAGCATGATGCTATTGCTCATGTGATTGGAAATAGTTCTAGTCGAATTAATAAATTTATAAACCTAAACATGCTCAAAGGACAAGTAGGCGGCAAAGACGGTGTGCGCACAGTTGGGCAAACATACGGTTGTAATCTTTTATATAAAGATTTTAATCCTGATTTTTTGATCGTAAAGAATAAGGATTTAGCAAACGAAATAGCCGCCAGTGGATATTGTGAAAACAATATAGTGTACACTAATGTAAAAAATATCTTGGAACATCAAGGTAAATTTTTTCTTTACCCACAGGATTACAGTGCTAGTATTGGAAGTCTTGCTATAAGATTAGCGTGTGCAGATGGTCATAAAACTGTATATCTCGTAGGTATGGATACATATAGTGCACCAGATGATAATGTTTATGCATCTGAATACGGGGAAATTGATCCTCTACAAATAAACAATAAACTATTCAAAGAGTATAGCGAAATAATGCTGACTTATGATGATGTAAGTTTTTATCTATGCTCTGATAATTCATACGAGCTTCCTGATCCTTTTAAATGGATTCCCAATCTTAAAAAACTACACTGGATGGAATATATTGCACATGCAAATTTAGGTGCTATCGCACATTAAATTTTCTATAGTACTAAATTTTTCTAATAATTCTTCTGTCTTAAATGTGCCAAATGCACCTGGATGTAAAGGTTTTGGCCAACTGTCTAGTTTTGTCCAAGCGTAACCTTTATGCTCATGATTAAGTTTAGGGATAAATTCTTCTTCAACAATACAAACATATGTACTATATGTAAAATGATTGTTTTTAGATGTAAATCTGTCTACAGGAACAGTTTTTACAATATCTGGAGAGAAGCCAATCTCTTCAGATATCTCACGTTGAAGTGCTTGATATTCGCTTTCACCTTTTTCGATTTTTCCACCTGGATAGGCCCAAGTACTATCATAACTAGAACCATTACGTAGTACGAACAAGTATCTTTTGGTATTTTTTGATAGGAAAAGAACACCTACACTAGATGACGATGTTCCAGTCGCCTGCTTTGTATTCGCCTTCATAGCTCTTGATCCAAGTTTCACCAGTCCACTTATACTGTATTTGTGTGGTGGTGTTAGTTACATAGTGTACACCCGTTTGGGCACTACTGTCAAATGCAACTACCCATTTATAGCCATCATACTCGATAATATCGTTTGCACTTGCTACCAGATCCTGCGTACCTTTCCAAGCATCTGCGCCGTCACTGTTGCCCACATCGCCAATATCGTTAAGTATAAGGTATCGTTGTCCTATAGCAGCTGTGGGTAATTGCCCGCCAGGAGCACTTTTTAATGGATTAATAATTTTATCTACTGCTTCTATATCATTTGTTGGAATAGTATCACTTTGTACAGTAAATAGAAGCTTGTGTGGATCACTAGGGTGATATGCAATAGTGCCTAACACTTCAGCAGTGCCTTGTTCTAACCTAAGTTGGCTAATGCCTGGTTGTAGTTCGCCGTATTGGTTTATAACAGCACGCCAGCTTACATCATCGTCGCCGATTTTTGTAGGAGGATCTTGTGACAAATCAGTATCTACTTTATTAGTTACAGTTTCATTTCTATCTAATAACTGTACAGTGTTGCCAATTAGCAGTATACCATAATTCATAGGAGTAAACTGCATACGCTCGCCTAGCAATAATGCACTGTCAATTACTCCATCGCTTATACTACCTGTTTCGTCATAAATGCTTGCAACAATCTTTTGTATAACCCCAAGTTTCTTAACTTTACTAGGAGCAGTGAGCCATATAGGCACAGTGAATGTGAGTGTACTAATATCAATCTGATCATCTACGCCTACTGGAATTGCTCTACTACTCCAGTTTACATTTTGTAATTCTATATAACTAAGACTTGTCCAATCAAGGTAATTATCTGTGCTTTGTATTTCTAGTGCAGGATTAAACAATACAAGTATTTGCTCTAACAATTGCAACTTTTGATTTGTATTGCTGCTCCAAACATCAACATTCATAGTCAGTGTATAAGGTACAGGCATTAAACGTTCTACAGTAAATGCATTACCTTGTTGTGTAGTATATTCGCCAGTGTTTTCATTGAACTTACGCATACGGATATGTTTTTTATCAACAAATGTTGGATCCTGTACACGATCTCTGTTATATTCCATGTTAGTTACATAACAACTAATCATAGGAGCAGGTTGTATTTTGTTCTCACTATTCTCACGGATTAAACTGCTTACTAATCGTGTAGCATCTCCATACTTGACAGGCACTGTTTGTAAAGTGTCATCTCCAAACTGTACTTGGAAGTTACTAAATGCACGAATGAATTGTAGTAGAAATCTTCTTACTTGTTCGTCATAGAAAAATGTTTGTGGCATTAGTCATCTTCTCTTGGTTTTAGTGCGTCACTAAGACTTTGTCTGCTTGTAACTTGTGAGTTATCATCAGCAGTAATTGTTGCATCATTATTAATAAAGCCGTCACGTAATGTGTTGCCTGTGCCAGGTGTTACTTTACTTCTTATACCATCTTCTATTTTGACCCAACGACTACCATTGAAACGGAACAGTCTATTAGGTAAAAAGTCTAAACGCAAGAAGTAGTCGCCTTCTCTACCATTACTAGGAAATGCAGTGCCCATCTCTACAGGCTCGCCATTTGGAGCTAGGCCATCGCCAACAAGATAGCCACTATATGCATTTGTGTTTTGTGGTGTAATACGTCTGCTACTTGCATCAATATTTGTATTATCACTGTCTACAGTAACATCGTCTGCATTGAAGCCAGTTGGTTCTAATGGTGTGCCATCAGGTCCTGTAGGTACAATGTAATATGCGCTTGTGTCATACCCACTTTTAGGAACCTCTTTTTCAGCTTCTTCTACAATCTTGTCTGTAATTTCAAGTTCTTTTTGGTATGTGCTTAACAAATCACGCAGTGTTGTATCTGTAACATCACCGTCTGCATCCTCTTGCATGATGTTTAAGATATCATTGTATTCCTGTGAATCTGTTAATGGAGTACATTTTACACGCCACAAGTGACTCCACCATGTAGGACTAAAACCTTCACTTGGTCTACTGCCTTCTTGTACTACATAGTATCTCTTAAGGCTTAATTCTACACTTTCATCTAATGCACTATAATCTGTTAAATGAGGAAGTTCAATTACGTCTCCGCTCATTAATTTACGGCCTAAGTTATTCAGCATATCATTTTCATGGAATGTAATAAACAATGTATCATTTGCTAAAAACAATCCAAACTGACTTAAATCAAAATCTGTATCAGTGACACTATATATGCCACGCAGTGCATATACGTCTGTTTCATATTCTCTATCTCTGTTTTCTAAGAATAAAAAATCTTGTATGCCTAAAGGATCTTGGTCACCTGGCGTACCGCCCGGTCCTTTGATGCCAAGGTATTTGTATACATTGATACCTGTACCACCAACTGTGAACATTTCTCTAATTCTTTTGTCAAAGAATCTATAGTCGTTGGTGTGAGCACCGTCTTTCCATAATGATAGTCTTGGCATATTTTTTCCTTAGTATCGTATATTTATCAGTTAAATAGTATCATGAAACTTGATTTACACGGGTACCCAATTCACAGAGCATGGCACTTGTTTGATGCGACAGCTACTGATGCTTATTTTAACAAGCAACAGACGTTTGTTGTAATCACAGGACAAGGTGCAATAATGAATGAAATTATAACTTGGGCAACACTACATCACCGTGTAAAATCTTGTTCACCTACTCCAAATAATCCAGGAAGATTTGTAATTCGCATAAAAAAAGGTTGACATATTCCCTATCCATGCTATTGTAATGAGTAAGTTGATTTTGAGGAGTTATTGATATGTCTAAGCCGATTAGCAATGCAAAGTATGCACGGATGATCAAATCTATGCCTGTAGAGAAACAGCGTGAATCAATTGAACGTGCGCTTCGTGTTCTTCCACAGTTTCTTTTAGAAGAAGCTGCTCGTGTTCCAGTGTTACCTAACACTGATAAAGTTATCAAACACTTAGAAAGTCGTTTGAAGCAAGTTAGGCTTATGCATTCATCTCTTATTGCAAACGGACGGGTTGTATAATGAACGAAGTCTTAGACGAAGTTGAATCTTTAAAAGTAATTGAAAACGCATTTCAGCGCGGAAACTTAGAAATGCGCAACAAGGCTATGTTGTTGTTGCAGGCAATTATAAGTAAGAAAGAAATGCAAGTAGAAAATTTTGAAATGTTGTATGAACAAGGAGAATGGGATGGCACTGCCTAGAGGTCGTAAGAAAAAAGCTCCAAGAGCAAGACGTATTACAAAAGGTGCA